ATACCTAGGCGGAGGATCGCGTCGCCCACGCTAGTCGCGGATCGGCGGCGGTCTTGGAATCCGTATGCACAATTTCAAACAACACCCACATGGAAACATAATTTGGAAACATAGTCAACAAAAAAAATCATGCAGCAATTACAATGGGTTATGAAGCTCTTATTCCAACACCATAAGGAATACAAAGCGCAATGGTTTATGCAAATAATATAAAGCGCACAATGAAACTAAATAACAATACCGTAATAAATATATTGTGGATTCGGAATGGTAAATAAAAGTAAATTCCCACTGCATGACAATGATGGATCGGCAATGGTAAATAAAAGTAAATTTCGATTCCCACACTATTGGCAAGGCATGATAATTTGTCTTGCAACACTATTGGCAAACGCAATGCTGGTCTGCGGACCCCCACCCACCGGGGGGAGGGGGGGTAAGGCGCGTGTGTGTGGCTGGGAGTATGCATAGTATTCCACTCAAATAATTCCATATTCCGCTCAAATAATTATAAACATTCCACTCAAATACCCCCACCCCCCTCATTTTTTTTCGCTGCTTCATTATATTTTTATATCTTACCCCCCTCCCCACTACCAAAATCTGGTTCCATGCTATATGCTAGGTATATTATATGGAACACCACAATGACTGAAGAAACCAAGTCGCCCGTTCTCACAAACGAATGGCAAGTTTTAGCCAAGCGTGAAATGCACACAGATTCAATGTGGCGTTGGGTTCCTGTTGCTCCTTTTTCGAATAAAGACATTGAATTAGCAACTGATATGGCTAGAAGAAATGAATGTTTTGTTGTTCACAAGAAAATAGATAATGTATATAATCTAATGGCAAAAATTAATGCAAACCAGAAGAGAGAGAAATACACTCCCAATAGAGTTCCATTGATACATAAGATTTATGGAAGTTAATCTTGTTTTTAGAAGCGATGAGGTGTAGGTTATTTTTTGTGGTTGCTAGCCACAACGTCTTCCTTCCCAATAAACTGAAGCGGCCTTGTGCTGCTTCTTTTTTTATGTGCGGTAGTAATGCTGTTAAGTGATGTATTAGATAAGATTAAATTGCTGCCAATTAATGAGCAGCAAGATATTTTAAAGATGTTGGAGAATTTACAGGGCGCCAAAAGGAAGGAGAAGGCTCGTTCGCATTTTCTGGATTTTGTGAAAGAGATGTGGCCTTCGTTTATTGAAGGTGAGCATCACAAGATTATGGCTGAGGCTTTTGAGCGTGTTTTGAGTGGGAAGTGTAAGAGATTGATTATAAACATGCCTCCCAGACACTCAAAGTCTGAGTTTGCTTCTTATATGTTTCCTGCTTGGTTTATGGGTAATTATCCAGACAAGAAGATTATTCAAAGCACCCACACGGCTGAGTTGGCGGTAAATTTCGGACGCAAGACTCGAAACCTTATTGATAGTGAGGATTATCAGAAAATCTTTCCTGGCACCAAATTACAGTCTGATAGTAAGGCTGCCGGGCGGTGGTCAACCAATCAGAACGGCGAATACTTTGCAATTGGTGTTGGTGGCGCTATTGCAGGTAAAGGTGCAGATTTATTTGTAATTGATGATCCGCATACTGAGCAGGAAGCTATTATGGCTGCTCATGATCCTATGATTTATGACAAGGTATTTGATTGGTATACTTCTGGTCCTCGGCAGAGATTGCAGCCTAATGCTAGGATTGTGATTGTGATGACCCGCTGGGGAAAGCGGGATTTAACTGGAAGATTGATTCAAACGTCCATTGAGCGTGGTTTGGGTGATGAATGGGAGGTAATTGAGTTACCTGCCATCCTGCCTTCTGGTGAGCCTCTATGGCCGGGATTTTGGTCTTTAGATGCTCTTGAGGCGCTGAAAGCTGAACTGCCTGCTCCTAAGTGGAACGCTCAGTATCAACAGCAGCCAACCAATGAAGAAGGAGCTATTTTAAAAAGAGAGTGGTGGAATATGTGGGAAAAGGACAATCCACCAGATGTTGATTATGTTTTAATATGCGCCGACACAGCATATACCAAAAACAATAGATCGGACTATTCTGCTTTTACAGTATGGGGGATTTTCAATCATGAAAATGAAGAAGGAGAAAGCACCCCTAATGTAATACTATTAGATGCAATGAAAGAAAGATTAGAGTTCCCAGAATTAAAGGCTAGAGCAAAAGAAATATATAATGAATGGAATCCAGATTCATTCATGGTTGAAGCAAAAGCATCGGGATTGCCATTAATACATGAATTAAGGCAGGCTGGGATTATGGTTTCTGAGTTCACGCCAACAAGAGCGTCTGGCGACAAAATCATGCGGGCGAATAGTATTTCGGATATTTTTGCGTCCGGTGTTGTTTGGGCGCCCAATAGAAAATGGGCGTATGATGTTGTGGAGGAATGTGCTGCCTTTCCTAATGGCGATCATGATGACTATGTTGATACAGTTATTATGGCACTAATGAGATATAGACAGGGCGGATTTCTTCAATTACATTCAGATGAAAGAGATGAGCCTATAGTTCGCAGAATTGCGAATTATTATTAGGAGGCTATGGTGGCAAAACACCCAGGCTTTAAGAACATTCAGTCTAAAATTGCCAAATCTCAAGGAATTAGCCAAGAGCGGGCGGGAGCTATTCTTGCTTCTGGCGCCCGTAAAGCATCCAAAGCGGCTGTAAAAGCCAATCCTCGCTTAAAGAAGGTGAAGGGAATGGCTGAAGGCGGGATGACAATGGGAAAAGCCAGAAAGCGCGGTGAGTCTTTTTCCTCGATGAAAGATATGGCGCAATCAAGAAAGAATAAGGTCTAATAAATTGGCAACTGAAAAAGCTCTTACCGCCTACGACGAAGAAGAGTCAATTTCTCCTGAAGAAATTGAAATTCAAATTGTCAATCCTGATGCAGTTTCTGTGGAAACGCCTGATGGTGGCGCCATTGTTATCTTGGGGCCTGAAATAACCGAAAAGCTGAATCCTGATTTCAATACCAACCTAGCTGAGATGCTGTCTCAGGAAGAGTTGGCTTCGATTAGTTATAAGCTGTTGGATGAATATGATGATGATGTAGCGTCCCGTAAGGATTGGGAGCGCACATACAAGAAGGGATTGGACCTTTTAGGCTTAAAGATTGAGGAAAGAAGCACCCCGTGGCCGGGTGCGTGCGGTGTTTTTCACCCAATTTTGTCTGAAGCGGCGGTTCGATTCCAGTCTCAAGCCATTATGGAAACCTTCCCGGCTGGTGGTCCTGTAAAAACCAAAATTGTTGGTAAGATCACCATTCAAAGAGAGCGTCAGGCTCTTAGAATTAAAGAAGATTTGAACTATTTCTTGACTGAAAAGATGTCTGAATTTCGTTCAGAGCATGAAAGGCTGCTGTTTGCGCTGCCATTGGCGGGTTCTGCGTTCAAAAAAGTCTATTATGACCCGAATTTGCTACGTCCTGTCTCTATGTATGTGCCTGCTGAGGATTTTGTGGCGCCATATGGTGCTACAGACCTCCATTCTTGCCCCCGCTACACGCATGTCATGCGGAAATTCCCCAATGAAGTGAAGAAATTACAGGTTTCTGGCTTCTATCGGGATGTAAGCCTGCCGCAACCGACACCAGAAATCTCTGATATTCAAAAAGCCAAAGACGAACTGACCGGCGAAGATCAACTGATCAATGATAATCGCCATATGCTTCTTGAGTTTCATGTTGACTATGATCTTCCCGGCTTTGAAGATGAAAAAGATGGTGAACCTACAGGAATAGCTCTGCCTTATGTAATTACCATTGATAAGCAGTCTGGCGAAGTGCTTTCAATTTATAGAAATTGGAAGCAAGATGATGACCAGAAAAACAAAAGAATGCATTTTGTTCCTTATAATTATATTCCAGGCTTTGGTTTCTATGCTTTTGGCTTAATTCACCTGATTGGTGGTATTGCTAAAAGCGCCACCTCCATTATGCGTCAGCTAATTGACGCAGGAACATTATCTAACCTTCCGGCTGGTCTAAAGGCGCGTGGTTTGCGTATTAAAGGTGATAGCACACCTTTGATGCCCGGTGAGTTTAGAGACGTAGACGTTCCTTCTGGCGCCATTAAGGACGCCATCACCTTCCTTCCTTACAAGGAGCCATCTCAGGTTCTTTCGGCGCTTCTTGGTAATATGGTTGAAGAAGGTAGAAGGTTTGCGTCCATTGCTGATCTTCAAATTGGAGATGCCAACCAACAAGCTCCTGTAGGCACCACTCTCGCTCTTATGGAAAGAGCGATGAAGGTGATGTCTGCCGTTCAAGCCCGTCTTCATGCTTCTATGAAGCAGGAGTTGGATTTGATTGTTGATATAATCAAAAACCACATGGAAGGGCCTTATGATTATGAAACTGATGAAGGAGCAACTAGAACAGAAGATTATGACAATAGAGTTGATGTATATCCAGTTACTGATCCTAATGCAGCTAGTCTTTCTCAGCGTGTTGTGCAGTATCAGGCTGCTCTTCAATTAGCGCAGCAATCTCCACAAATGTATGATCTGCCTGAATTACATAGGCAGATGCTTGCAACATTGGGGATCAATGAAATTGAAAAGATTATTCCTGATACAAAGGATCAGAAGCCAAAAGACCCGGTAACTGAGAATATGGATATTCTCAACAACAAGCCGGTCAAGGCGTTCTTGTATCAGGATCATGAGGCGCATTTGCAAGTGCATATGAATGCAATGCAAGACCCAAAAATCTTGCAGCTTGTTGGCCAATCTCCTATGGCTTCCACCATTCAAGCGGCGGCTCAAGCTCATATTGCTGAACATATCGCTTTCCAATATCGGAAAGAGATTGAAATGCAGTTGGGTGTTGAGCTTCCGAATATGGATGATCAACTTCCTGAAGAGATTGAGACATCAATATCGCGCCTGATGGCGCAGGCGTCCTCCAAGCTGTTGCAGAAAGATCAGTTTGAAACTCAACAGCAACAAGCGCAGCAGCAAGCTCAAGACCCAATTGTTCAGATGCGTATGCAAGAACTTCAGAATGATAGGGCTGAGATTGATATTAAAGCCAAAAAAGTTGATGCTGATATTGCTAATAATCAGCGTCGTGCAGCTATTGAAGAAGCTCGCATTGCTTCTCAAGAAAGAATTGCACAAGCTAATCTTACTCAAAAGAACGAGAAAGATAAAGCTGACCTTACCGCTGAAGGTATCAAGTTTGGCAATAAGATGAAAACTGAAGATGATATGAATAGGGCTAGAATGATTGCTGAAGGCTTGAAATTAGGACACTCTCTCAGAGGAGGAAATGCGTAACTTATGAGTGATATTGTTGAAGATGGTCTTTTGTCTCTTTTGAGGAAAAAGATCAGAGAACATATGAATGAAATGTCTGATAATGTTTCAACTGGTAATGCCAATTCTTTTGATGAATACAAAAGACAATGTGGTGTTATTGAAGGTTTAGCTATTGCGGAAAGGGAAATACTCGATCTGGATGAGCGTCTAAGAGATCGGTGAGATTCGGTCATATTGACCGTAAGGGTTCGTGTTCCCCTCAGCAGCACGCATGGAGTTATAAATGGACCTCGCTATCAAAGAAGAAACTGACGAGTTTGATGCTGCTAAAGCAAGTCAGTTACCTAGACCACAAGGTTACAAAATGCTGATCGCTCTTCCTGAGTATGAAGAGAAGACAGATGGTGGCGTTTTTCTTCCCGGCCAAGCAATTGACCGAGAACAAACGGCATCTATCGTTGGTTTTGTAATTGATCTTGGCGATCTTTGCTATCTTGACTCCAACAAATTTCCTACTGGCGCATGGTGTAAGAAAGGTGATTGGGTCATCTTTCGTGCTTATTCAGGCACCCGGATTAAAGTGCATGGTAGGGAATTTCGTATCATCAATGATGATACCGTTGAAGCGGTCGTTGAAGACCCGCGTGGAGTGAAAAGAGCATGAGCGAAGCACAAGAAACCAAAATCAATCTCGATACTGAAGACACTAATATTGAGATTGAAATTGTTGACGATACCCCTGAGTCGGATCGCAACAAGTTTGTGGCGCCAGAAAATACAGATAGTGATGAAGACATCTCTGCAAGAGAAGATGAAATCACTAAGTATAAGGACGACATCCAGAAGCGCATTAAGGACTTGAGTGCCAAAGCTCATGCCGAAAGACGCGCCAAAGAAGCCGCCGCGAAAGAACGTGATGAAGCAATTAGATATGCACAGCATATCATTGCTGAAAATCAAAAGCTCAAGGAGTATTCATCTTCTAATGAAAATGCTTTAATTGAAACAGCTAAAAAAAGAACTGAAATTCAAATTGAAGCAATTAAGAGACAAGCCAAAGAAGCATTTGAAGCAGGAGAAACAGAGCAGTTTCTCAACCTTCAAGAGCAGCTTCAAAAGGCTGTTGTGGAACAGGATAAATATGCGTCCTATACTCCAAGAACTGTTGAGCAATATAATCAAGTTACTCAACGGCAATACCAGCAGGCAATGCAACAGCAACAGTCTTTGCCTCAAAATCAGCAGCAAGTTGCGCCACCTGATCCAAAGGCCCTTCAGTGGTATGAAGGAAATAAGTGGTTCCAAGCTGAGGGAGAAATAGAGTCAGAAATGACAGCTTATGCCTTCGGTGTAAGTGACATTTTAATAAACAAAAGAGGTATTGACCCAACCTCACAAGAATACTATGATCAGATTAGCAAATCGGTGCGACAAAGATTTCCCGATTATGCTGGATTTAAATCGTCTAAGCCGGAAGAACCGCCGACAAGGACGCAAACCGTTGTTGCTCCCGCTACCCGTAGCGTGAATGGCAACCGCAAAATGGTTCAGTTGACTCCTACGCAAGTGCGTTTGGCAAGACGGCTTAATCTCACCACTGAGCAGTATGCTGCACAGTTGCTCAAAGAGAATGCTTCCTAATCATGGAGAAGAAAATGCCTGATATTGCCATCAATCGCGCTGGACGTGAGACTGAAACTCGGGAAGCCAGACAGGCTCCTGCCTCATGGAAGCCTCCTTCCATTCTGCCTGATCCCACACCAGAACCCGGTTATGTCTACCGCTGGGTTCGCACTTCAATGGGTGGGGTAGCCGACAAGACCAATGCTAGCCGCCAGTTCCGTGAAGGCTATGTGCCTGTTCGCGCTGAGGATCATCCTGAACTCATGCTGGAAGCTAATGACAAAGGTAATGTCGAAATTGGAGGTTTGTTGCTTTGCAAAATTCCTGAAGAAGCTGCACGGCAACGTGCAACTTACTATGAGAATTTGGCTAATCAGCAAATGGAAAGTGTAGACAACAATTTCATGCGTGAAAACGACCCAAGAATGCCGCTGCTCCGCACGGAGCGTTCTTCTAAGGTGAGTTTTGGCGCCGGTCCTAGGGAGTAATCCCTTTGTTCAACACCAACATGGAGAATGATTGAAGATGTCTTCAATTTCTTCGCCGTATGGGCTTCGTCCCATCAATCTGTTGGGTGGACAGAACTACGCTGGTTCCACTCGACTGTATTCGATTGGTAGTGGCTATGCTACTGCCATTCAGTTTGGCGATCCCGTTGTTCTTGCTGCCGGTGCTTCTGGCACTGGTGGTCTGATCAATCGGTTCAACGCCACCACCTCTGCTACAACAGTCACATCATCAGCTACGCTGCTTGGTGTGTTCGTTGGTTGCACGTATACCGATCCGACGCTCGGTAAGACGTTCAAGCAGAACTACACAGGCGGAATTGTCGCTTCTGACATTTTTGCGTATGTTGTGGATGATCCTGACGCGCTGTTCCAAGTGCAGGCGGATGGTGCCATGACACGCAACTATCAGGGCGCCAACGCTGCTTTGATTCAGACGGTTGCGGGTAGCTCCAACCTGAACACCATTTCTGGTGTCAGCGTTGATCAGTCTTCCGCGACTTCCACCAACACCCTGCCGATCCGCATTGTGGATTTTGTCGATGGCCCAACTTCTGCCATTGGCGATGCGTATACGGATGTGATTGTGCGTATCAACACTCACTTCCATCGCACCACAACCGGCAACGCGATTTCTTAAGGGAGGTTGAGATATGGCTGTTAGTCGCGCACAACTCCTCAAGGAACTGCTGCCCGGTCTGAACGCGCTGTTCGGCCTGGAATACAAGCGTTACGCGGAGGAACATAAGGAAATCTATGAGGATGAAACCTCAGAGCGTTCCTTTGAAGAAGAAGTGAAGCTGTCTGGCTTTAGCACGGCTCCGGTGAAGGCCGAAGGTGCTGCTATTGCCTATGACAACGCGCAGGAAGCATGGGTGGCTCGCTTCACTCATGAGACTATTGCTATGGGTTTCTCCATCACCGAAGAGGCGATGGAAGACAACCTGTATGATAGTCTGTCTGCTCGTTACACCAAGGCGCTCGCGCGCTCGATGGCGTATACGAAGCAGATCAAGGCTGCTGCTCCGTTGAACAACGGCTTCACCAGCTATAATTCTGGCGATGGCGTTACTCTCTTCAACACAGCGCATCCGCTTGTGTCTGGCGGGACAAACTCCAACCGTCCTGCCACAAATGCTGACCTGAATGAAACCTCTCTTGAGGCTGCTGTCATTCAGATCGCTGCGTGGACGGATGAACGTGGTCTGCTGATTGCGGCGAAGCCGCGTAAGCTGATCATCCCGCCTGCGTTGATGTTCGTGGCTACCCGCCTTCTGGAAACAGAACTGCGCGTCAGCACGGCGGATAATGACATCAACGCGCTGAAGAACAACGGTTCGATCCCCGATGGTTACACGGTCAACCACTTCCTGACCGACACCAATGCGTGGTTCCTGACAACCGATGTTCCGAATGGCATGAAGCACTTTGTTCGTGTTCCGCTTTCCACATCTATGGATGGCGACTTTGATACCGGCAACGTCCGGTATAAGAGCCGCGAGCGGTACTCGTTTGGTGTTTCGGACCCGCTTGGCATCTACGGCTCACCGGGTTCAACCTGATAGTGTGGGGGGAAGGGAAACCTTCCCCCCCCTGCTTTTTGAAAATTTGACTTGTCAAATTCTGAAAAAGCAGGATAATACTGCTAAACCGGGGTCATCCGGTTCTACTGACTGTCCCGGCAGACGCGCACGAAGACAGTAGAACCACATTTCGTGCAGGAGATGAGTATGGCTAATACTCAATTTTCGGGTCCAGTTTATTCCAATAATGGATTCAGAATCGGTTCTTATTCTTCCGATGTTGTTGCCTCACCTGTTGCCAATGTTCAGGCAACTGGCAGCAAGGCTCTGACAGTTACGGCGGTTGCGAATACAGACACAACCATGTCGATCCCGGCTGGTGCGCGTGTCACAAGCGCGACTGTTTATACAACAACTGTTTTTGGTGCTGCTACAGATGCTGAGATTTCACTTGGCAATGCTGCTGGTGGCGCTCAGTATGTTGCGGCAACTTCCATTAAGGCGGGTGGCGTTTATCCGCTTTCCTTTGCTGCGACAACGGCGGCTGCTTCTGGTCTTCTGAGCTTTCCTGGCACTCTCTACATTCGGATTGCTCAGACCGGCACGGCTTCTGCTACTGGCGCTGCTACTCTTGTGGTGGAATACTCCATCTAATCTCTGACGAGGAGATTGTCAGATGGCTATGCAAACGGACGTAAAAGCGGCAACGCTTACATCGTCAGACACCGCTGTTGATGGCAGATGTCGTGTAAAAGCTGTTTACTATATTGCTGGTGCTAGTGCTGGTTCTGTTATTGTCAAGGATGGTGGCTCTGGAGGAGACACTGTTTGTGACCTCGCAACACCTGGTTCTGCGACTGCAATTGGTTATGTGCTTTTCCCCGGCGAAGGTGTTTTGTGTCAAACAGATGCTTATGTTGACATCACAAATGCAACATCAGTGACGGTGTTTTATGCCTAAGAAAGCCTTTCAGTTTAAGGCAGAGCATAAAAATCCGAAAGGCGGTTTAAATGCTAAAGGTCGCGCTGCTTATAACAGGGCGACCGGAAGCAATTTAAAGGCGCCTCAGCCAGAAGGTGGTTCTAGGAGAGATAGCTTTTGCGCCAGAATGAAAGGCATGAAAAAGAAGCTAACTTCTTCTAAAACTGCAAAAGACCCAAATTCAAGGATTAATAAATCCTTGAGAGCTTGGAACTGTTGAGATGCAAAACAGTATTCAAAACATTCAAGACACAATCAAGCCTGCTGTGGATATTGTTTCTATTTCAACTGTTGTTGGCACAATTGCTGGTTTTCTTCCAGCTATTGCTGCATTATTCACAATAGTTTGGACTATCATTAGAATTTGTGAAACTAGAACTTTCCGTCGTTGGTTAGCTGCAAAACAGGCTGTAAGGGTGAGAGATGAGTAAAATGAAGATCAAATCCATCAAACCGCCGAAGGTTGGTAACTTTGGGTTTAGTGTGCCAAATTTCTCTTCCCGAATTAAGAGGATTGGTGGAATGGCTGGAGGTGGTGAAGTTGGAGAAATTGAAGATGAAATTTATAAAGAAGTGATGGGCGAAAAGAAATTGCCTAAAGTAAAAGGTGTTCGTTCTTCGTCAGAAGAACCTAATGTAAAAGAACTCAAAAGACTGCAAAAATCCCCTAACGCACAGGAGCCTAACATGAAGCGCGGCGGCAAAGTGAAGAAAATGGCTAACGGTGATCGGGTTGATATGCCTGCTCGTCGTCAGTTTGGTCCTGACAACATGCCGACTCAAAGCATGAGGGATTTTGGTCGCGGTCGCGGTGAAGCGATGCGTGCCATGATGCAGAGTGGTCGTCCTTCACCGGAAATGATGGCGGAAATTGCGGCTCGTCGCGCTGCCGCTCCTGCGATGCCTCGTCCTGATGTGGCGGCTATGCGCCCCCCCATGCCGCCCACTGGTGTTCGTCCTCCCATGCCGCCCGCTGGAATGCCTGCTGTTCCGCCGCGTGGCCCGATGATGAAGAAGGGCGGTAAGGTTTCTGAGATGGCTTGGGAGCATTCCAAAAAAGATATGGCCCAAGACCAGAAATTGGCAAAGAAGCGTGGCATGTCAATGGAGGCTTGGGAAAAGTCCTCTGCTGACAAGAAGCATGATGCTCAACAGTCCATGAAGGGACTGAAGAAAGGCGGATATGCTAAGATGGCGCGTGGCGGTGGCGTTGAAACCAAAGGCAAGACAAAAGGCACGATGGTTAAGATGGCACGCGGCGGTGGTGTTGAGCTTCGTGGCAAGACACGCGGCAAGATGTGCTGATGCCTAGTGTGTCGCCAAAGCAGGCTAGACTAATGGCTGCGGCGGCACACAGCCCTTCTTTTGCAAAGAAGGTGGGAATATCCACCAAAACAGCAAAAGAATTTAATAAAGCGGATGCTAAAGCTGGGATTCTAAGAAAGAAATCTAAAAAGAACAAATGACAACATCCGGCACATCAACTTGGAATTTAGACATTCTTGATATTATCGAGGATGCTTATGAACGCGCCGGTTTGGAAGCTCGTACTGGCTACGATTATAGAACTGCTAGACGTAGCCTTAACATTATTTCTGCTGAGTGGTCTAATAGGGGTCTTAATTTATGGACTATTGAAGGCGATTCAATCGCTCTTACTGCTGGTGTAAAAGATTACAATCTTCCTGTTGATACTATTGATATGATTGAACAGATGGTTCGGGTTCCCTCTCAAGGAAGCCAATTGGATTACACAATTGAGCGTATTGGTGTTGGTGATTATGCCAGCATTCCCAACAAAGCTACAACTGGTCGCCCGCTCCAGATTTATGTCCAGAGAACTTTGGCGCCATCTTTTACTGTTTGGCCGGTTCCTGATCAGCCATATACGCTGCTTTATTGGCGCATGAAGAGGATTGAGGACGCCACCAGCGGCACCGATACAATGGATATGCCGGTGAGGTTTGTGCCAGCCATAACCGCCGCATTGGCGTTTTATCTGGCGCAAAAGAAGCCTGAAGCGGCCAATCGGATTGAGTTCTTGCAGAAGGAATATGAGCGTCAGTTTGCTCTTGCCGCTGACGAAGACAGAGGCAGGGAATCAGCTAGATTTGTTCCTTGGATTAGTTATTCATGAGTGTTAAATTTGCTACTGGCAAATTAGCTTTTGGGTTTTGCGATAGGTGTTACTTTAGGTATCCACTTGGTGATTTGACTTGGCAAATTGTCAATCAGTTACCAACAGGATTGAAGGTTTGTCCTACGTGCAATGATGAGGATCATCCTCAGTTGCAATTAGGTAAGTTTCCAATTAATGATCCTGTTGCTTTGCGCGATCCTCGTCCTGACATTAATAAAGGAAGAGGATTATTTGGTTGGGCGCCAATAGGGAATAATGCTACAAGCATTTCTGTTTCTATTGGCACCGTATATGTCAGGCCGGAATAGGAGAATTAAATGTCTTCGCACAACAAAAAGAATGCATCCATGAAATCTACTAAGATGCATAAAATGCCTAATGTTTCTTCAGACAATTCTGCGCCTGGAGAAAAGGTTGGCAAGAAAGGTCAGAAAATTCGCGGCACTGGCGCGGCTACAAAAGGTTTGCGCGCTATGGGACCGCTTGCCTAAAGGAATAGGCAATGAATTACACAGAATTATCGGCAGCATTACAGAATTACACTCAGAACTATTCAACTGAGTTTGTTGCCGAAATTCCGACGATTGTGAAGGTTACGGAAGACAGGATTTATAATGCTGTCCAAATTCCGTATCTGAAGCAGAACTCAACTTCCAATCTTGCTTTAGGCAATAAGTATTTAGAAACTCCAGATGACTTTCTGGCTGTTTATAGTATTGCTGTAATTGTTGATGATGAATATCATTATTTGCTTGAAAGAGAAGTTGCTTTTATTGGCGAAGCATTTCCTAATCCAACTTCAACTGGTATTCCTAGGTTTTATGCATTATTTAATGATGATACATTTTTATTAGGTCCGACACCAGCATCTAACTATGCTGTGGAATTGCATTATTATTATCAGCCTCCCAGCATTGTTGACACAGAAACAAGCTGGATTGGCACAAATATGGAAAACCTTTTGTTGTATGGATGCCTGTCAGAAGCCTATGTGTATATGAAGGGTGATGCTGATTTGGCTAAGATGTATTCGGATCGGTTTATTGAGGCATTAATGCGCTTGAAAAATCTGGGTGAAGGATTCAATAAAACTGACTCTTTGCGGCGCGATTATCCTAGGATTAATCCCTCATGATTATTCAGTCATATACCGTTAGCTTCTTGCAGCAGTTGCTGGAAGGAGTTCATGATTTTCGGGCTGTTGGCGGTGACACATTCAAGTTGGCGCTCTATGAGGAGTCGGCCAATTTAGATGTGTATACTACAGAATACACTTCGGTAGGTGAAGTGGTTGCTAGTGGCTATACTGCTGGCGGCATCACGCTGACAAATATCAATCCATCTATATATGGTCTTTCAGCCATTGCTGACTTTGATGATGTATCTTGGACGGCAGAAATAGTTGCAAGAGGTGGGTTAATTTACAATACAACTCCCGCTCATACATATTCAAATGCCTCTTGTTTTGTGCTAGACTTTGGAATGAATAGATTGTCAACAGACGGCATCTTTAGAATACAGTTTCCGCTTGCAACGGACGCAACAGCAATTCTTCGGCTTAGTGCCGTTTAATAGGAGGCATAAATGGCCATTCAGTTTTCTTCTACGGTGCGAGATGCACAAAATAATTCCATTGAAACAACCATTGGAACATCGCCATACATTTTTATAGCAACAGGCAGCGTTCCTGCCAATACTAGCACTGCTGATAGTGGAACAACATTAGTTAATTATCAGCTTCCTTCTGATTGGATGAGTGCTTCTTCCGGTGGTGTCATGACTAAGGCTGGCACTTGGAGTGGCACTGCGTCTGGTGGTTCTGGCGCAACGCCCGGTTATTTCCGCATTAAAGCTAGTAATAATACAACAGTTCACATGCAAGGAACTGCTGGCATTGGTTCCGGTGATATGTCATTTGATGGAACAATTACATCAGGACAGACAGTAACAATCTCCACATTTACATTGACTGCTGGTGGTGCTTAATGTTTTCTGTGACCGTTCAGGATAATTGGTGGCTTATTTATATCAAAGATGGTCCGCGTTCTGGAGATATTTTATCTTTAGGATGGTGGCTTCCTCCTGCCGTTGGTCAGATTACACAGGAGCAGTTTAATAATAATTTACCAATTGACTGTGGAGAAAATATTGTTGCAAAAAAAATTTCCACAGAAGAGGCTTTGAAAGTTATTCAGGCAATGCAAGAAAGAGCATTGTCTGGGAATATGATTTATTCTGAACAGAAGTTGCAATAGAGATAAATGGCGTGGATACGTGAAGGAGAGTGCTGTAAGTGCGGTGATTGTTGTATAGCATCGCCGTATCCTGATCGCGCCGCCATTGATGGAATGTGTCCTAATTTAGTCTCTGGACCTAATGGGACACGCATTTGCTCTGTTCATAATACTACTGACGAATACTGGTCAGAAGCCTGCGCTTTGTGGCCTACTAAACCGGAACACACCGCGCCCTACTCTCGCTGCACGTTTACGTGGCGGTGGGAGGAGTAAGTGGCAACAAAAACATTTTACCTCGTTGATGCAGCGGTCAGTGGTTACGGTTCTCTGCAAGACGGCGGATCGGCGCCTTCTACCGCAACGACCGGGACCGGATGGGTTGTCGCAAAACTTGCGCCGACCAGATACGCACTTATGTCTTACGCCACTGAACTGTCGTCAGGCAATTTCTCTACCACATCCTCGCTAAACAGCAGCACCGGACCCAGCAGCGGAGACGCTTGGCGGTCGCAAAACACTATTTCTGGGACGTTTGAATCTGGGACGTGGACGTTTAATTTTCCGGTCATCGCGGTCAGCAGCGGTGGCTCGCAGGATGGACGGATTCGTATCCGGGTATGGAAATCCGCCAATGCTAACGGGTCCAGCGCAACCGAATTAACCGGCTCCGTCCAAACTGGCACAACTGTCACTAACCTAACCACCAGCGCGGAGCAGACCAGCACGGTTACATGGTCAGCCGGTTCGTACGACCTGACCGACCAGTATTTGTTTGTCGAGGCCGAATGGGAAATAACGGGGGCAGGAGGTAGCAATACCTCGGACGTTGATTTCCGCGTCGGCTCTGCTGCGTCTATTACGACCAGTAATTTTTTGCCCACTGTTACGGGCACCACGAGCTTAACCCTTCCGACTGCTACACTATCTTCTACATCCCTTGTTGAAATTATAGCTACAACAAATACTACTCTCCCAGTATCCACTTTATCATCTTCTGCAAATATATTAGTTACATCAAACTCTAATGTAACTTTACAAAATACATCATTAAGCTCAAATGTATCTGTTGTATTAGATGCCAACCTATCATCAACAACAGATAATGTTACTCTTAGCTCCACAGCAACATCTTCTTATAATTTGGTAGATGCAAGTTTAAATACCACTTTACCGAATACAACACTATTAAGTAATTCATTTATTGAAATATCTTCTAATCTATCTTCTACATTAGCAACAGCAGAGCTTTCATCTTCGACTTTATTGGAAAGATATGGCACATTAAATGTTACTTTATCAAATGTTTCTCTAGCATCTAATTCTTTTGTATATGTAGAGGCATCATTAAATACAATACTTCCCAACTTATCTCTATCATCTTTATCTAACGTTATTTTAAGCGCAAATTTAACATCAATATTGCAAGATGCAACATTAGCATCAAATTCATTAACAGAAAAATATGCAAACCTAACATCAATACTGCAAAATACAACATTAGTATCAGATGTATTAACAGAAAAATATGCAACACTAAACGCTATATTAGAAACTTCTACGTTGCTTTCTACAGCAAACATTATAAATGCAAGACTGGCATCAGTAAATACAACTCTTCCAAATGTGTCTATATTATCTAACTCAACAGTTCTGAATACTGTTAATTCTAATATAACATTACCAAATGCTAACCTCACTTCTACAATTCATGTTACGCCCGTTTGGTATGTAATACCCGGTGTTACGGATGATTGGACAAATGTAGTTTTACCTTCTAATATATGGACACCGATACCCGCCTCGTCTGATAATTGGACGCCAATTGCAGGACAAAGTAACAATTGGACGCCAATAGGTGCGCCATCAAACAGTTGGACAGAAATATAAAATGTGTTATTTAAAGACTGGTGAATAGAGGTAGACATGCCCACAACATACTCTCCATCACTTCGTTTGTCATTAATTGCTACGGGTGAGCAGGCCGGTAATTGGGGCAATATTACAAATACAAATCTTGGAACTCTTTTAGAGGAGTCTATTACTGGATACATTAATGTTGAAATTCTTGATGCAAACTACACGCTTACCGTCGCAAACGGTGCAACAGATGAATCAAGAAATGCCAATATTAAAATTACAAGTTTTGTAACATTAACAGCTACAAGAACTGTAGTTATTCCTAATGCAGAAAAATCTTATTATTTCTGGAATGCTTCTACTGGCACTCAGAATATTCGGATTGGCACAAGCACAAGTCCTTCTGTTTATGTAGATATTCCAAAGAATTACGGCTGCTTTGTTTTTTGTGATGGCTCTAATAATGTTTATCAAGTAACTCCGTTTTTTGATGTAACTAGCTATAGCTTAATTGCTGGATCAGTTACACCTTCGTCTTCGACCGCGCCAACAAACGGTTTATATCTTCCGTCTGCTAATACTCTTGGCTTATCAACCAATAGCGCAGCTAGATTTTATATTGGCTCTGCTGGTCAGTTAGGTATTGGTGGCGCCACATATGGAACATCTGGTCAGGCTTTAAAAAGCGACGGGCCTTCTTCTCCTCCAACTTGGGGCGACGTTGGCTCTGTCACTTCAGTAGCTTTGTCCGGTGGCACAACAGGGCTGACTACATCCGGCGGTCCAATTACCTCATCTGGAACAATTACGCTTGCTGGAACGCTTGGTTATGCAAACGGCGGAACTGGCGTTACCGCGTTGCCGTCAAATGGCGAAGTTCTAATTGGTAATGGAAGTGGCTATTCTAAAGCCACATTAACAGCCGGAACAAACGTCAGTATTACAAATGGTTCTGGAACTATCACTATTAATGCTACAAGTAGTGGAACAGTTAGCAGCGTTGCTCAGACATTTACTGGCGGCCTGATTTCTGTATCTGGAAGCCCAATCACAAGCAGCGGCACTCTTGCTTTGACTGTTGCTGGAACATCTGGTGGTATCCCATATTTTAGTTCTGCTAGTGGGTGGGCTTCTTCTTCGGAATTAGCAGCAAATTCTCTTGTAGTTGGTGGCGGCGCTGGTGTTGCGCCTTCAACAATTACAACAGGAACTGGCGTTACATCAGCTTTAGGGCAAACAACCAATACAACAAGTGGATTTATAACTGGCTCTGGAACAGTTACATTAACTAATAAAACAATTAGTGGTTCAACAAATACAATTACAAATGTCTCATTAACGTCTGGTGTTACTGGGACTCTTCCGGTTGGGAATGGCGGAACTGGTATTACAACAACGCCAAGCAATGGATTTATTCCGATTGGCAATGGTTCTACTTATACCGCCGCCGCTTTAACGGCTGGAACTGGTATTGGCGTATCGAATGGAGCCGGTAGCGTTACCGTAAGCACATCTGGTGCCTACACAGCTAATGGCTACACAATGTCCACCTCCCGCCTACTTGGTCGCACTAGCGGCGGAACTGGCGCGGCTGAAGAAATCATCGTTGGCAGCGGTCTGACGCTAAGTGGCGGCACGCTGAATACAGTGAGTTCCGGCGGGGTTGACGTGCAAACATTTACTGCCAACGGCACATGGACAAAGCCTAGCGGCTACGCTGCTGGATCGCGTGTGTTTGTGCAGGCTTGGGGTGCTGGAGGAAGCGGGTCCAGAAATTCTACTGCTTCAAGTACTGCTGGCGGTGGCGGCGGCGGGTATAACGAGGTTTGGTTGGCCCTTTCAGATTTTGCGTCAACAGAGACTATCACTATTGGCGCTGGTGGCGCCGCAAAATCTGGATCGGGCGGGAACACAAACGGCTCGAATGGCGGGAACACCACTGTTGGATCGTTGGTCACATCTTATGGCGGTGCTGGTGGCCAATCGGGAGGCGCTGCTGGTGGTGGACCGGGAAGCGCCGCGTCTGGAAACGCTCCTGGGTCGCCTCTAAGGTTAACGAGTATAAACGGATCGAGCCTAGGAGGATCGACTCCACAATATATTGGATTTATATATGAAGGCTCTCCAGCAAAAGCCACTACTAATGGTGGATGTACCCCAACCTATTATGTAACTAACCCATCAGCCGCGCTATGGCATGGTGGGGCAGGTGGATATAGCTTTAGCGGAGGAAGCGGAACTGGATATTTGACTGGCGTTCCTTCTATTTGGGGTGGCGCAGGAGGCGGTGGTGGGAACACATCAACAGGAACCGGTGGTGCATCAACTTATGGCGGCAACGGCGGGAATTGTGGAACAACAGGAACTGCCGGTTCTCAGCCCGGTGGCGGTGGCGGTGGCGGCACTTCAACGTCTGGGGCCGGTGGAGACGGCAAAGTAATTATCACAGTGTTTGCGGCGTAGGAGTAAAACAGTGAGCAGCTACGCGGTAATTAACAACACCACCAATGTTTGCGTGAATGTCGTTGCGTGGGATGGCGTATCGAATTGGTTGCCGCCTGCGGAAACATATCTGGTTGAACTGGGTGACACTGATATTGGTGGAATAGGCGTTGAATACGATCCTGCCGCGCAAGCATGGATTATTCCGCCGGAACCGGAACCGGAACCGGAACCCGTTCATGAGCCTCCGGTGGTTGAATGATGGAGTGCAAAACCCGTCAGTTTGGTTCGTTGGTTGCGAACATCTACGACTTTTCAGAAGTCGGAGACGAGCTACCGTCTCACCAACACGACGACAGTAACACACACATTTCTATCGTATCGCGCGGCAGCTTTTGCGTGTTTGGCGGGACCTGGGAAATTACTGCGAAAACAGGCGACGTTCTTGACTGGAAGCCTCTGCAAGAGCATGGCTTCATCGCACTGGAAGCCGGTTCGCGGTTGGTGAATATTACTAAGTGATGGAGTAATATATGCCATTATTGAAATTAAAAATTGCTCCAGGCATTCAAAGGGATAGCACGCGCTATTCTTCTGTTGGTTCTTTCACATGGAATGATGTTGATAAGGTAAGGTTTAGGCAAGGTTTTCCTGAAAAGATTGGCGGTTGGGCGCAATACAACGTCAATGTGTTTTCAGGCACCGCGCGAGCAATGATTGCGTGGACAGACCTAGAAGCAAACTACTACTTAGGAATAGGAACAAATTTAAAATATTATATTGATACAGGAGGATCATTAAACGACATCACGCCAATTAGATCAACTGTTGTATTGACTGACCCTTTTTCAACAACAGACACATTAACAACAGTTAATGTTTATGATGTTTCTCATGGAGCATTTGCTGGGGATTTTGTAACCTTTTCTGGAGCTTCTCCTGTTGGTGGAATTACAATTAATGGCGAATATCAAATTCAAACAGTGATTGATGGCGATAATTATACAATAACACACTCTTCTCCTGCGACATCAACTGCTGGTCCCGGTGGTGGTTCTGTAACTACCGCTTATCAAATCAATACAGGGCCAGACACCGTTGTGTATGGTAATGGTTGGGGCGCCGGTCCTTATGGTGGCGCATATATATCTAGTCCTGATATTGGATGGGGAGAAGCAGCTACAGTTTCATTAGCTTCAAACTCTTTGAGATTATGGAGCAATGATACATACGGGCAAGACTTAGTTATTAATGCAAGAGATAGCGGAATATACTACTGGCAACATTCTTTGGGCGCCTCAACTAGAGCTATTGCATTATCTGATTTGGTTGGCGCTGTAGATGTGCCGGACATTGCTAGACAGGTGATTACAACAGCAGATGAAAAGATTTTGGCTTTTGGTTGCACTGATTATGTTACAGGCGAACAAGATCGTTTGTTAATTCGGTGGTCTGATACAAGTAATCCTGAAATATGGACGCCATTAGAAACAAATAGTGCTGGTGGATTAAGAATACCAACAGGTTCAGAATTTATTACAGCCATTGAAACAAAAACAGAAATTCTTGTTTGGTCTGACGCTGCGCTTCATCAATTTCAATATATTGGAGGCGCCCTTCAATATGGTATTCAAAGAACTGGTTTGACAACAATAGCAGGACCAAATGCTGTTGTTTCATCAAATGATTCTGTTTATTGGATGGGGAATAATGGCTTCTTCCAATATAACGGGCGCATTCTTCCAATTCCATGTTCTGTAAAAGATTATGTTTTTAATAATTTAAATTGGGGGCAGGCTGAGAAAATCTACGCTGGCTCCAATATGTCATTTAATGAAGTTTGGTGGTTCTATCCTTCATTAAATTCAGAAGAAAATGACAGATTTGTTGTTTATAATTATCTTGAGCAAGTTTGGTATTATGGAACTTTATCTCGCACCTGCTGGATTGATAGTGGCATTGAAGATTACCCGCGCGCAGCCGCGACTGATGGATACATCTATTTTCATGAGTATGGTTTAGATGATGGATCAACAAACCCGCCATCAGGCATAGATGCTTATATTGAGAGCGGCATCATTGAGATTGGACAAGGTGACAATTTTGCTTTTGCTTGGCGCATGATCCCTGATGTCACATTCAAAAATAGCTCTGCCGATAATCCTTCCTTGAATATGATTTTAAAAGCACAGGAATTTGCCGGTTCTAACTTCAATCAGACATCAAGCAAGTCTATAACTCAAACAGCGACAGTTCCTATTGAGCAATTTACCAACCAAACATATTTTAGATTAAGAGGCAGAGAAATAACTTTTAGGACTGAAAGCAATCAAGCTGGTGTTACTTGGCGATTAGGCATTCCTCGTATTGACGTTCGTTCGGATGGCAGACGATGATATTAAACAATAGACTTCCAAATCCACTTTCAGTATACAACGACTATTGGGCCAATCAACTCATTAGAGTTATTGAAGGCAATTTTCGCAATATTCAAAATGAATTTGATACAGTATTTACATATACACCAACTGGATATTTTGGTTCTTTTTATGATACAACAACACAAACAATATCCTCAGCAAATACTGCATACCCAATCACAATTGACACAACTGTTTTAGCAAAAGGATTAGATATTGTTGATGGATCAAAAATTACATTTTCTAATGCTGGTGTATATAATATACAATTTTCTGCACAAATAACAAAAACAACTGCTCCGAGAGCATACGTTTGGATTTGGCTAAGAAAGAATGGAATAGATATTGATTGGTCTGCAACTAAAGTGCATGTTGAAGGATCAACTCCATTTCTGGTTCCCGCTTGGAATTTTGTAGAAAATTTTAATAGAGCCGATTACGCACAGTTGATGTGGGCTTCTGATTCAACAGATGTCCAGCTTCTTACTGAGGCTGCATCTTCTCCTGTTCCAGCAATTCCATCTGTGATATTAACAGTGGTTCAAGAAGCGAGACTGTAAGGAAACCACCATGACGCTTCCCGCATTAGCTCAACAGTTGGCTTCTCATGGTAGGTATGGCGATACCACGCTGGTTCACATGAACCCGCGTGAAGTTCGTGGATTAGCTTCTTTAGGCGCTGCTACTGGTCGTCATATTACTATCAATCCTGACACTGGATTGCCGGAAGCGTTTAGCTTTTTGGATTTCATTCCTGCTATTGCAGGTATTGTTGCTGGAACAGTAACAGGAAATCCTCTTATTGGTGCAGCAGCCGCAGGCGCTACCGGCGCAGGAAAAACAGCCATTCAGGGTGGAAGTTTAACTGATTCATTATTGAGTGGTGTTATTTCTGGTGTTTCTTCATATGCTGGTGGTGAATTGCTTAAAGGCGGTCTTGATGCTGCTCAAGCTGCTGCTCAACCAGCATTGCAAGCCGCCGCTGATTCAGCGGCGGCATCATCTGCAATATCTAGTGGAGCGGCTTCAGCAATTCCTGCTGGAGATATGGCGCAAGCAGCTATGGCATCTGAAGGTTTGAATCCTATTGCATTGAATCAGGGTTTTGCAACAAATTCTTTAGGTTCAATTCCTGATATAAAAGATATTCCTATTATGGATAAAGTTCAATCTGCCTTTAATAATCCAAAAGAATTTGGTGAAGGACTTTGGGGAGCAATTAAGGAAAGTCCATGGAAAGCAGCCGCCACTGGAGCGGGATTGCTTGGTGTTGGCGCTTATCAACCTCCTCCAGAAGCGCCTGAGAAAAAGAAATATACATTACGTGAAGGTTTTGGCACGCCCACTCCGCCGTTGGATTTAAACACTATGCCAGAAGGCTATAATCCAGCCAAAGAAGGTGAGTTTGTTTATGGGTTCCCCCCTCCCAATCCATATGCTCTGCCTTTTGTAGCTGGACCGACTAATTTCGCTAAAGGCGGTCCTGTTAAAATGGCTAATGGTGGCGTTATCCCTGATTTGTATAATTCTGATTTGTATAATCCGATGGTAACGGCTATGGGTAATGGTGTTCCTAATTTGTATCAAATGGCTAATGGTGGGAATTTGTATAATTTGACTCCAATGGCTAATAGCGGAACTTCGTATAATTTAACTCCAATGCCTATTGGATATAATCCTGCAAAACAAGGAGAGTGGAATTACGGCTTTGGGAACTCTCCTCAAATTACTCCTACAGGAGAGTTGAGTGCCGGTTTTGGGAACAACCTTCAAATTAATCCTCCAGTAGCCGATCTTTCTGGTCAATTAAATCAGCCTCTATCTCCTTCCAATAATATGTGGTCATATGGATTTGGAGATAATTCTGTTGGCGATCCTACTTCGCCTGGAACGGCAGCGCAACCGGGCGGGTTTGGGTTGTTAGGAATGGCAAATGATATTGCCAATGGACAAGGTATCAGTGTTGGACAAGCGATTGCCGGTCTTGGTTCAATGGCACTTGGCCTCCCTGGACTTGCAGTTAGTGCATTAGGACAAGGATTAAATGCTTTAGGCGCCACAAACTCTTCTAGTGATATGAATAGTTCTTCCCCCGATGTAGTTGGCAATGTAGGTGTCGATTTGGGGGGTATGGGAGTCGATTTAGGTGGCTTGGCTGGTGCTGCCGCTGCTGCGGCTGCCGGAGATACCACAGGAGATACTAGCGACGCAGGAGCCGGTGAAACCGGCGGACAAGGCGCGGACGCTGGACAATATTCTCGTGGTGGACGTATAACTCGGATGGCTTATGGTGGTGCTGTTCAACCTACTGGAATTAACACATTGGGCAGCAACTTTAATGTTGCTTCTCCTGTTGTTAATCAAACACCCGCCGCTCAAGTGCAGCAAAATCCGTTGATTGGTTTTGATAGCAACCAACTCAACGCATCATCTTCTTCAACCTCTCCCACTAATCAGTCTATGTTGAGTGGAAGGAACGATAATTTACAGAACATTAATTTGCCTGCCAATCCAACAACAAACAGCGCCAATACTGGTTTTCCAACAACAACACCCGGTATTCGCGGTTTGTCTCCATTCTCACCGGGAGTGAGCATTCAAGGAACTGGCGCCTCTTCTAATCCATTAGGAATGGCAAAAGGCGGATTAGCTTCTAAAGATAGAGGAATGACTAAAAACCTCATTGATGAAGCGACTGCGGCTTTACTTGGTGAGCATCCGCGCCCGCAAGAGGCTATCCGCCGCTTCACTGATATGTTTGGAACTGGCGCTCTTTCTGTTCTGAAAGACAAGATCAATGGCGGTCGGATCACAGGTGCTGGTGGTGCTTTAGATGATTTGGTTCCCGGCACCATTGAAGGCAAACAGCAAGTGAGACTTGCTGATGGTGAGTTTGTTGTTCCCGGCGATGTTGTTTCTGGGCTTGGCGATGGCTCCACCGATCAAGGTGTGAGAAAGCTAAAAGAAATGATGGCGCGTGTCAGACAAGACAGAACTGGCAAAACAACACAGCCAAAGCGCGTCAACGACGCTAGAGTTATGCCCGCATGAAAGTGACAAGCGTTCCATATGAATATGTGAATGAAATTTGGCCTGATGTTGCCAAAATGATTTCACCATCTGTTAAATACAATAATGGAAGATACCATGTAGATGATATTTATAAAGGTCTTATGGATCAAAATATGCAATTATGGTTAGCTTTTGATTATTCACAAAAAGCTGGTAATGGTATTGATGTTTATGGCTCAATTGTTACTTCAATTTCTCAGTATCCAAGGAAAAAATGTCTAACTATTATGTTTGTTGGCGGACGAAAAATCAGTTTATGGCTAAATGAAATTCATGATATGATGTATAAGTTCGCAAAAGACTGCAACTGCGACAGTATTGAAGGATACGGTCGTTTGGGTTGGGGTAGATTGTTGAACAAGTTTGGTGGTAAACGCTACCTTTCCTTGTTTGAAAAGGAAATTGAAGCATGAGTGGCGGTGGCGGCGGCGGTCAAACAAGTTCTACAGTTACGCAGAGCAATCTTCCTGAATACGCTGAACCGTATTTTACTAATATGATGGCGCGCGCTGAGATAGCTTCTCAGCGTCCGTATGTTCCTTATACTGGTCAAATCCAAGCGAACCAATCTCCTGATACATTAGCTGCTCAACAGCAAGTCAGAGAAATGCAAGGTGCCTATCAGCCTTACATGCAGGCTGCCACAGACACGCTTGGTTTTACTGGCGATGTAGCCTCTCGGATGGCTGCTTATCAGGCTCCTGATATTGCTAGTAGGTATCAAGCTCCTGCTGCCTATAGCCCATCTCAATACCAAAGTTCTTATCAGGCGCCATCAGTATATGCACCCGGTCAGTTCCAAAGTCAGTTCCAGGCTGGCGCCGGTTACGCGCCCGGTCAATTCTACACACAAAACATCACACCTCAAGAAGTAACTACGCAAGATTTTACTGGCGCTAATTTGCAGCAATATATGTCACCATATATGCAAAACGTCATTGAAAATCAGAAGCGTGCTGCTGTTCAGGCTTTTCAGGAAGGGCAGGCTTCAAGAGACGAAGGAGCAATTCGCTCTGGTGCTTTTGGTGGTTACAGAAACGCCATCGAGCGTGGTGTTGCTGAAAGAGGTTTAGAGAAAAATCTCAGTGATATTGAAGGCGCTGGTCAGCAAGCCGCTTATCAGCAGGCTATGGCTCAGTTTAATGCTGATCAAGCAAGACAGCTTCAGGCTGCCTCTACAACTGCTGGATTAGGCTTAACCGCACAGCAAGCAAACCTACAGGCTCTTATGCAAGCCCAACAGGCGGCAGAACAGTCTCGTCAGTATGGCGGTACATTGGGCTTTCAGGAAGCTCAGTATGCCAATCAGGCTCAGTTGGCTGCCGCTCAACAGGCTGAACAAGCCCGTCAGTATTATGCTCAACTTATGCAGCAGCAGGCTCAGTTTGGTTCTCAAGCTGATCTTGCCGCCGCTCAGATGCGTGAGCAATCAGGTCAGTATGGCGCTACACTTGGTTCTCAGCAGGGTATGTTTGGCGCCCAACAAGACTTGAACGCTCAGATTGCTGCCGCTCAAGCAGCGCAACAGGCGGCAAATTTGTGGGGACAGTCTGGCGCATTAGGACTGCAAGGCTCTCAGCTTTATGGAAGTCTTGGTGGTCTTCAGCAACAGCTTGGATTGGCTGGAACACAAGCTCTTGGAACTATTGGCTCACAGCAGCAGGCATATGAACAGCAGGCATTGGATATTGCCAGACAATCATTTGAAAATCAGCGTGATTATGAAAAACAAATGCTTCAGTTCTATGGTGCGCTGCTTCGTGGTGTTCCTGTCAGCCCGTCATCTAATATCACTCAATATCAGGCCACAAGTCCTATGGCTCAGATGGCTGGTTTGGGTTTGACCGGATTGGGTATGTATAACATGCTTGGTAAGATGGCTTAAGGTTGGAGATCATCAGATGTCAATGAATTTGGTGAAAATCCCAAACTTACTCAAAAATTTCTCAGATAGTGATCTGATGAATGAGGCTCGCAATCCATCTGGCATGATACCGTCTGTCTTGGTTTTCTCTGAGCTTGCGGACCGCGTCAGAGTGCGTAAGGCTGCATCCCAGCGACAACCTCCTTCATCAACTGTTGCTGATGATTTAAAAAGAGAAGCTGAACCTCAAGCTCCACAAGGCATTGCCTCCATCATGCCACAACAAGCACCGCAAGGCGCCATTCAAGAGATGGCGCGCGGTGGTATTGTGAGGATGTCTAATGGCGGTGCTTCGTCAAGAATTTCCGCAAACTCAATTCAAGTTGCAGATATAGGAACTGGACAATTAGCAAATTATGATCCAACATCGGATGAGGAAGCAGGTGGCGGTGCTTCTCGGTATGATCCAACACCGGCTGAGAGGGCTGAGGGTGATATTAAAGGAGGGAGTCATTTTTCACTAGAGGAAGCTGGGCGTATTATACATCAGGCACGGGGCCTTAGAACTAGAAAACCGACAGGGTATTTATTTTCGCGTCTTCCAGAAGAATCGATGCCGGAATCAGATTACAAAATACCTTCACAAACGTCCCCAGAGATCAGCCCAGCGCCCCCTAGTAGCGTAATTGAGCCTTCTAATTTGTCAGTCGATCCTACATTACCAACACCACCAGTGCCCCCTAGTAGCGTAATTGACGTTTCTGGCGGCTCAGTCTCTAGCGGCAGGCGAAGTAGCAATTCGGTTTGGCCTGCTCTATCTTCCGCCAAAAATAGTGTTGGCTCTCCCAATTCTGAGGCATTTCCTGATATTTTTTCTGAGAGGAGAAGACAATATGCTGAAGAAAGATCAGCTATAGACGATTTAATAAAGATGTCTAAAGAAGGAAGGGAATCTGAAAAAGATAAAATTAAAAATGCCCAATGGATGGCAGTAATGAATGCCGGTTTAAACATGATGGCTGCTGGTGCCAAAACTGGCAATGCTTTGGGCGCCATTGGAGCCGGTGGTTCTGCTGCTATGGCATCATTGGCAAGTGATTTAAAAGACATCAGGAAGGATCAAAGAGAAAACATTCTTGAAGACCTAAAAATGCGTCAATTAAAGTTAGACTCTCTTTATAGAGAAGGATCATTGGACCAAGATCAATATAAAACAGAGGCTTATAAAGCTCTTGGAATTGCAAGAGCAGCAGCGATTGGAGCAAACGAAAAGAAGTCTTCAATGCTTAATTCAATTAACGGTGCAATTAATTCTTCAACAAATTTCATCAAATCACTGGATGCGGTAGTGCTAAAAACTCCAGAGCAAGAAAGGATGATTAGAGCACATCAGACCCATATAGCCGATCTTATAAGGCAGCGAGATGCACTAATGGGTAATACTTGGGGAATTAGTGCGACTGAGGATCAAGGTGGTCAATGACATATTATGTCAACCTTCCTGATGGAAATAAAATGCCCTTTGAGGATGATGTTCCTCAAAATGTAGCATTACGTGATGCGTATAGGGCATATTATGCTCCACAAAATATTGAGCAACCTAAAGCGCCAAGATCTGACTCCTCATATTTTCCTATTGGATATGGTATTGATGTTGCTCAACAAGGTTTGTATTCAGCTTTAGAAGGTGCTGGTAGAGGTTTAGGAATTGAAAGTTTAGCAGAATTTGGTAAGGCTGGTGTTTTAAGAAACATTAGAGAAGCCGCAGAATCACTGCCTGAATCTCAAAGAATATCATTTGAACAAACATCTTTAGCTGATCCATCATCATACGCTAAATGGTTTGGGCAAACATTAGCTACCACAATTCCACAAACAGCAGCTTCTTTGCTTGCTGGTGGCATAGGAACAGTAGTTGCTGGTCCTGTTGGTGGTGTAGCCGCAGCAACAGCCGCCGCCACTCCTTTTGCTTATGGTCAACATAGAGAAAGGGTTTATGAAGAACAGCAAAAGCAAGGAATAGATAGAGATCAAGCTACGGTTAATGAGTTAAAATCGTTTGGTTATGCAATTCCATCTGCTGCGATGGATGCTATCGCTGATCGTTTAACATTTGGGTTATCCACTGGATTAAGCAGAGTATTCAAAAAGCCTGTTGAAGAGGTTGCTGAGACAGTTGGAAAAACACTTCTTCCTAGAGTGGCGAAGGGAATTGGTGTTGGTGTCGTATCTGAAGTTCCAACAGAAGTTACGCAGCAAATTCTTGAACGCGCACAGGCCGGATTAGACTTATTATCTGATGATGCTTTCAGAGAATACAAAGAAGCGGCTGCTGGCGCGGCTGTTATTGGCGGCACATTTGGTGGCGCATCGCGTGGTATATTCGGTGAACGCCCTGCTGCTCCCGGCACTCTAGGAGAAAATCCAGAACTTCGCGCTGCTTTAGAAGAAGCTCGTCAGCAAAATCAAGTTGTAACACCAATTGGTGAATTAACATATAATGATGCATTAAATTTTTATAATAACAGATATAAAAATCTGTCCAGAATTACAAAAAACGAAGGAGAAACATTAGCTTTAGGTGGTGTTCTTTTAGAAAGAGAGTTGTCTGATGTTCAAGGTAAAATTGCTAACCTTGAGCAGCAATTAGAAACATCAGATAATCCAAAGAAAATACAAAAAAAGATTGATAACTTACAAAAGAAAATTCCGACATTAGAGCGTCCCCGAGTTGGATTGCAAAAAGAACTCAGTATTTTTGATATCCAAAACATCAAAGATGAATTTAACATTCCAGTTCCACCGGCTCCAAAACTTCTGGCTGCTCCTGATCCAAATGCCAGAATGGAAAACCTTATTACGGGGGCAGCTAATCAACAGCCCGGTGTTGAAAGTTCGTTTTTTTACCTTCAGCCCAGCCCCAATAAGAAGGCTGGAAGAATGGTTCCCATTCAACTGGAGGGACTAACTGATACAGATGAAAGTGGTCGTCGCTTTTTCCGTGTAACAGATATGGAAAGTGGCGCCGCATTTTCTTTGCCTGAAAATGCCATTATTCGGCGTCCAGGCAGAACTATCTCTACTGAAGCATCGACTGTTCCGAAGCCTCCTCCACAACCACCTCTTCCAAAGCCAGAAGCGGAACCTTGGACGGGAGAGGCCGCATTACCTCCTATTGTAAGCACTGGAGAAGGTAATGCTCAAACTCGATCTGAAACTTGGCAAGGAGAAGCCGCCCGTCCAGATTTTGGTTATACAGGAGAAAGCCAATTTTCAGCTAGACGAGAGGGCGCGCAAGCAGATACCGCCACGCAGGCGGATGTTACATCAGATACAACCAGACAAGCAGAAGAAGCTCCAACGGCTCCGTGGAGAACGCAGGCTCCATCACCCGCGCTTACTGTCAAAGCCAATAAGGTTATTGATGACTTTTTGGCTAAATTAGAAGCGCGAGGTGAGCAAGGAAAAAGTGCTGCTGATGGTGTGCGAAAAGCCATTAATGATAGAACATTCAGCAATCAGCAGGTATACACAGCCTTTCTTTTGGCTAATGAAGTCAATCGACTTCTCCCTCAAACCGCAAATCATGAAATTGAGTTTGTTAATCATTTATTTGCTTCAGATTTAGATGCTGCCGCAAAGTCTGGCGGCACTCAAGGTCAGGCTGTTCAAGGTTTAAGAGTTGCGCCTTCCATGAAGGATGGTGTTGCTTCAAAAGGATTAATCCGCATTTCTCTTGCGGAAAATATGATGCCTATTATTCATGAAACTGGTGTTCATGAAGCCTATCATGTATTGCAAGATTATTATAGAAAATACGATCCAAACTTCAATAAAATGATAAATGATAACTTTAAAGCCACTCATGATATGACGGATGCTAATGGAAATGTCTCCAAAGGCATGTATATCACTGAAATTGATAAGAGCATTATTAACAAGCTGAAGCTAATTAAAGATGCTGATGGCAACACATATTGGAATAAACTAGAAAGCAGCTTACCAAACCTGATGTCGCCGCAAGAAGCGCAAGCATATGCTTTTGCTTCTTTGTATGATGCTAATCGTCGTGGCGCCCCTGTAACTGGTATCAAACCAGCCTATCTTCGTTTTTCCAATTTTATGAAAAGCCTGTTCACCAGAACAAAGTCCGCTTTGAATGGCGACGGGTTTAAGACATTTGATGAAATTTTTGCTCAACCAAGAACAGCCTCTTTTGAGGGCAAGACCTATCCTATTACAGATGCAAATTTTCAGAAGGTCACTCAGGATGTATCGCAGAATATTCAATATTCAGCTAGAGGAGATACAGTATCAGCGCCAGAATTAGTGTATCAAGGCACCACTTTAGATGAATCAGTAAACCGAGACGTTAATGTTTATGAATTTGCTGCTGACTTAAATAGTGGTGGTTATTTGGGTATTTCGGTTAGCGTTGATGGAAATAGAGCTAATGTAAATTCTATTGATGCAATTCAGATTGGCAAGAACCCATTTAAATATCGAACTTCCGCGCCCAAAGGAAGCCGCTATGAAGATGGCGTTCGGATTGGGTATGATCAGGTTAAGTCTCTAAAGGATCGCGTATTTGGATTCTTGAAGCAGCAGCATCCAGATATTTCAGAAATATCTGGCATCCGCGCTACTGGTTCCAGAATGCAGGCTTTAACTGAACGTGGTGTTGCAGATACATCAGATGTTTCGTTGAAGAGTAAGATTGGTATTATAGAAAGAGAGCCTCAGTATTCCGCCCGTGATGTAAGTCAGTATGCAGTTCGCAAAGCGGCTCCTCCAGGCTCATCCACTCTACAGAAGGTTACAGGCGCTCCCATTGCCGAGAGAAGCCTACTAAGCCGTATGGGCGCTACATTAACTGGCGCTAGAGAAGGCGAGAGATATAGAGACGCATTACAAAGGAATGTGTTTAATAAAGCCTATCCTGTCTGGTTGCTTGAAAATCTCCTTCGCAAACAAGGAAAGTTCGGTGGTAGATCAGCCGCTCAAGCATTGGAAATTGCTCTTCAGAACACAGGAAGATTAGAACAATTAATTAGTCATGGCATGATTAGCTATGATCCAAAAACCGGAGATATTGATTTTGTAAAAGGCAGCAAATCTTTAAGCGATATTTTTGGTAATAGAGTTAAGGATAGTGAGGTAAAAGAGTTTCAATTATATGCTGTTGCTTTGAGAGAAAAAGACTTGCGTGCGAAGGGTCGTAAAGGCTTCTTCAATATCACTGATTCAGAAGTGAATGATGTTATCAAGAAGTATAATGCCTCTCGTCCTGAATGGAAAAATGTTACAAATGACCTTCAGAAATTCAATGAGGGTTTAATCAAGTTTGCTCTTGATACAGGATTGATAGATCAAAAGACTGCAAATGAATTAAATAGCATGTTCTATACCCCGTATTATCGTCAGATTGAGAGTGATATTGCGAGTTCTCCGCAAGCCACTCTCGGGCCGTTAATGACTAGAAGTATTAGCAATCCAAAAGCCTTTCCTCATCCATTGAGGGGTGGAGAAGGTGCTATTGGAGACTTGTATCAAAATATTTTCAAGAATGCTGATCATCTTCTTCGGGCTGGCATGAAGAATGTCGCTATGAAAGAAGTGACAGATTTAATGAAAATTGCAGGCTTAACCCGTCAGATTTCTGGCAAGTTTGCTAAAGATGAAAGAGTTGTGTCCTTTAGGCAGAATGGAAAAGAGCAACATTACATTGTTGATGACGGTGCTTTATTTGCTGCTTTAACTGCAATCCCATCACAAAACAGACAAGGTATCGTTGGAGCATTAGATAGGTTTGCTGGCTTCTTTAGAAATTCCATTACTCTTACTCCTCCTTTTATGCTTGCCAACCTATGGCGCGGAAAGGTTGTTGCCTACGCTCAAGAAGCGCAGCCTTTCATGTCATCAACTTCTAAAGCACTTCTGGAAAACATAAAAAAAGGAGGCAGCTTAAAGGCTAGAGAAATTTCCGCCATGACAGGATTTGGTGGTTATACATATGGAATGAATGAGAAGGATGTAGCAAAGGCATTTGCTCGTCAGATGAGAATTGCTGGTGGTGAAGCAACTTTTATGGATCGTATTAAGCAAGGAATTGATGGCTTACAAAGGATAAGTGAGGCCACTGAATTTGCTGAACGAACCAAGATATATGATCGTCTGCTTTCTGAAGGCAAAACAAAAAGAGAAGCATCATGGGCTGCATATAATCTTGCTCCTTTTGGTCGTCGTGGATCTGGTGAAGGATTTCTTGGAGCCACGTTGGCATCTATGATCCCAATGGTTCCGTTCTTAAATGCCAAACTACAAGGTATGTATCGCTTATACGAAGGCAAGCCAAACGGACAAAGACTTCTTTGGATGCCCAAAGAAATCATGCTTCGTGGTGCTGTTGTTGGATTTTTCTCGATGCTTGCAGCAATGATGGCTGAAGCATCTGATCCTGAAGCATGGAAGAATGAATCATTAGATAATATTTTAAACAACGACGTATTGTTTTATATTAATGGCAATGCTGTCCAACTCCCTAGGGGCTTTGAAGTCGGAACTTGGTTTGGCGCTCTTCCAGTTTTTATTTATAGAAAATTATCCCAAGAACATAGCCCGTCTTTTGCCAAAGGGTTTGGACGTATGTTTATGAACACATTTGGCTTTACTCCGCTTCCTGCTGGCGCATTGCCGGTTGGAGAAGTGATTTCAAATTATAACGTATTCAGAGGTAGGCCGATTGAAAGTTTTTCTCAATCAAAAATGCCCATTGAAGCAAGAATAAATAGAAATACTTCTGAAGCAGCAAAAGCCATATCATCTGCTTTGAGTGTTGTTCGGGATACAGGATTGAAGGACGTTCCGATTATTGGAGCGTTGGGCGCAATCAGTCCTGTAAAAGCACAGCATCTTTTAGAAGGTTATCTTGGAACTGCTGGAACTATGATATTGACTGCAATGGATAGTATCCTTGCAAAGTCTGGTTTTATTCCATCAAAGCCAACAGGCGCATTTGGGGATCCTCAAGATTGGCAAAGCATTGGAGCCAATCTTGCTGGATTGAATCGTTTCGTAAAAGATACTGGTCAAAGAGGTGGAATGTGGGCTGATAGCTTCAATGATCTTAGAAAGAATGTTGAAGAGACGGTTAGATACGCAAGAGACATGAAGACGAGCGGTGATGTTGAAGGATTAAAGCAGCTTCTTGAACAAAAGGGTATGTATCTGCAATTTAAAGATATTATGCAGAAGGCCACACAACAATTGTCAAAAATCTCTAAGGCAGAAAGAGTCATTACAGAAGATAGAACTGGAACTCTCTCTCCAGCTAAGAAAAGAGAGCTATTGCAGCCATTGATTGAAGCTAGGCTTCGTATTCAGAAAGAGCTTACATTGCTTGGTGATAAGGCAATGGCTCAAAGATAAGTCAATATTTTTTGACTTTATCGACTTATTATAACGACTTGTCGATGTCATCAATATTTTGACAGGAACACACCCCCTGACACTTGGGGCAGTCACATTCCAGTTTTGTTGTGGCTGAACAGTAGTATTGCGAGAAGAACTTTTTGCATGAGTCACATACCACCCTCCCATCAGGGTGGGTAAACCAAACTGGTGTTACCACGTTATCAAGCATCCAACTTCTTTTGATCACTTCTTTTTATTCCATCCTCGATTTTTCTTTTGACTGATAACCCGCAAATTGCTTGGTGAATTACCTCCACCATTTCTCAGGGGGATTTTATGGTCAACGTCCATGCCATCTCCTTTTTGAACCAATCCTTTCTTCTTCATCATGCGGCGCGCCTGATTATTCTTGCTGCGCCGTTCTTGAATTTCAGGAGTGGCGTTGTATCCACGATCCATGCGCCTGATCTGCGTTGGTGTTCTATGAGACGACGGATCGCGCTTTTCGCCACGTTCAGCCATTTTAGCCTCCTATTACATGAGGAGCCTATGCCGCCTCATATCTGGGTGGATTAGAGCCATCCTTTTTATAGGCAACTCTACAGTGCTTTAAGCAGTATACAAAACCAGGCACAGAAATAGCACCACAAAATTTATGGTCTGGCTTACCATTTCCCCACATGGGCCATTGACAACTCCTTTTAGGACCAAGACTTTTTGGACGAACTTCTTGGATAATTTTCGCTATCTTTTCTTCCTGCATAACTGACCTCAACAGTGGAAGAGTTTTCTTAGGCGCCGCGAGAACTACTGTATTATTTGGCTTTGGTTTTGTCAATGATGATTTCTTTCGAATTGGAGATTTTCTTAATGGTAAATGCATCCTGCGAACGGCGCCAATAACTGAATTTTTAGTGATGTTTAGTTTGTGTTTTCCAGATAACAGTTTTCCAATTTCTGAGGCAGAAACTCCATCAAACCAAAGCTGCTTAACTTCTTCTTTTAAAGCATCAGTCCAAAATGAAGACGGTGGAGGGAAAGGCATTTACTCTCTCTTTCTAAAACAGGGTTCTTTCAAACTCCTGTTTAATTCTCATGAAGATTTCTCTTGCATCTCTGTTGGTTTTTAAATCTGCTCTACTATCAATGCTGCATAAATCCTTTATGGCATTGGCGGCGGATTCTTCATCAACAGTCATAGCAAAGTTCTTTGTATAAACCCATTTTTGAAACTTAGGATTTCTACAAAGCATTGCGGCGCTTTGGACGGCTCTTTCTCCTTCTATTGTGTCTGGCCCCTTAACGGGATTGTCATGGTCGTCTAATAGCGCCATTGCCACCATAAATCTACTGCCTGGATGGGCGCCAAACAAATCTACCGGCACCTCTGAAGGATGGATGGCAAGAGTGATATAACACCCTTTTCCGTCCTGCCGCATTGAGACTTTGGTGGCTTCAAAGTGAAGCGCGGCGGCTCTAGCTTGTTCTCCTTCACTCATTCTTCGTTTCCCATTGTTTCTACAAGCGTCTTCATGGTGTTGATTGGAATTTCAATAACAGGTTCATATTCTCTGATTCCAGCGTCATCTTTGATAATTACGCACATACGCCTGGCATCTATCTCTGAAACTTTAATGTATTTTATTTGGTCAATAAACTGACAGAAAAAATAAGCAGGCACACCTTGCGAAACGGACGCAAGTTGTAAATGCATCCACTTATTTATATCCATAAAAAGACTAGGATATGTATCGGTGAAATTAGAACGAGATTTCAATTCTATGTATCCAGCAAGTTTTTCATTTTTGATAACAAAGAAATCTATTGGAGTAAATTTCCCAATATACTGAAGTTTGCATTCCCATTTTTCTTCAATAATCTTGCGAACGTCCTGCTCTCTGCGAGCGTCCGAATCATTGGATCGAGACTTAATCCCATTAACCGAAATATACTCTTCTCTCTTTTTGTATCCTTGCTTTACCTTATTTCTTTTTTCTTCTTTGCTGAGAGTATTGTCCATTTGTAGTTTTTCCTGTTTCATGTTGCGCCATATCTCCAGCAGGTTTAAGACGCTTTGATTGGAATCTTGCTTCATCTCTCGCCTCCTCGATCAACTTCTCGTTGCTCATTGCTGTATTCGTTCCCTCCGTTTCCACAAATTTCTTGTATTATTATCAAGAATTTTCTGAATGTTGGGCGGCGCCCAGCCTCCAGGCTTCAAAACCTTTCCATCCTTCCTTTTCCTGACTGTTCCAGTGACGGGATCAATCTTGGCCATATTGGACTTCATGACTTCTTTCCAAAGAAGGTTCATGGGCCATCCACGCGAAAGACCATATCCAATAAGAACAACAATCATATCAATAACAGCATCAGCAGATTCCGCTTCTGATGTGCTATCAAGAAACTCATTAAATTCTTCATTGATGAGTTTCTTATATAGTTCAGATTGTCTTTTGTTTTTCTTATCTACGGTTTGTCCACAAGCCGCCATAAATTCTGCTTGTTGGAAAAATATAGCTTTTTTATAAAAAAGTTCAATTTTTTTTTGCTTTATAATATCTGATTTTGTTCTAGCTTTCATCATTCCCTCGGAAGTTTATCCCCTCCCTTGCGGGAGGGGATAATGAAGTTAATTGGCTTCAGCAGCCGAAATCATTTCATTGAGTTCTTGAGCGTTCTGCTCGACTACAGCCTTGCGAGGCCGACCTGTGCGCGGCTTGCTCCCCTCGGGGTGAGCATTAACCCGCCACACGCGGACGCTACCATCCGATTGCAGTCTGGTAGAAAATCGCTTACCAATCACATTGCCGCGCTTTGTTACAGTCGCAGAGATGTTGCGGCTATGTTCCGGCAGAGAGAAGCTATCGCCAATCTCCATCTTATCCATAGCATCGTAAATCATCTTATTCCGTTCGGAAAGGCGCTTACCACCCGCTCCCTTACGAGGAACATCCTTATCAATAGTCAGCATTTTGATCTCCTATGAGCGTTACACCAAGCGATAGGATCGACGCCCTGACAATCCCACCACGTCTTTTCATCACCATATCCATGCAATTCCATGTGATGCAGATGACAAAGTGGCACAGCCCAATCATCGCCACTTTTCAAACTCATTGCACTTGGCTCTGCGTGCATTAGGTGATGGGCTAACGAGTGCGCGCCACAGATAAGACATCCATGACTACGCACCCACGCCAAATGTTGTTTGCTTCGTATCCTCAAAACGGAATTTCGTCGTCCACGTTATTATTTGAGGCGCCGTTGTTGCCATTACTGCTTGAGACAAAAGGCTTACGCGCTGTAAGCGAAAGAAACTTCTGCCCGGATTTTCCGGTCTTTGTCCAGGCGCTGACATCCATCTTGATTTCCTTCCCGCCCTTCGCGGCCTCCACCAACTCGGTCAATAGGTCGCGTGAGATTTCCAAATTGCCGGTGAAGTCAGGATGCTTATCGGAAGTCTTGCGGCGGTTCGGAAACAGAACGCCGCCGGGAGGATATTGACCACTCATGTTACTTACCTTGTGTTGTTGTGAGTTCATCTTTGCGCGCCTTAAAAGCTGCCAGCAAAGCCTTGTGTTTCTCTGGATTGTGCTTCTGGAGAGTATCTACAGCCGCACGATTTTCTTTGAAGAACTTTGTCAGTGCCACCAAATCAGGACAGTCTGGCAGGAATGACAAAATTGTGGTTTCAAGCAAGTCGGTATTAACTTCCGGCTTAGACGCCTTGAATGTAGCTTCAAGCTCGCTTCCAAGCGGAAATTCTTTTGGCGCTAAAGATTTGAGATCGGCCAAATCTTTAGCATCAGTGCTATCAGCGTCCTCCTCTCCAGTAGCGATTTTGAAAAGTTGGCGTTGGAAAACCTTGTCCGCGTAACTCATCGCAGAACCAACGGTTTGAGCGCCTTGGATCGGATGGATGATCGAAGTGTAAGAAAAATCGGGAATAACATCACCATCTTCATGAAAGACAGTGATCTTATAACCAACCGAGATCATCCCCTGCTTGCCAACGCTAGGATGAATTTCAAATTTGTCTTGGATCAATATCCAAGACAACCCAGCATCAGCTGCCGCCGCACCAACTTGCTCGTAGTATTTGTCAATCGACACATACTTGTATTGACCGTGCGGATTAAAGGCTGCCTTTCCCAGCGTGCCAACTTGCTTGGTTACTTGCATGATTGCAGCGTAGATTTTATTACTCATCTTCCTTCACCATTTTTTGGTATTGTTCACACCATTCTGAGACAGCGCAGAAATTCTCGCATCTGGTCTGCTCACCCTTACGCAACTCGACGCGGGCGGATTTCTCATTAGCAAACTTTTGTGCATCAGTCAACGCATCAGCATCAAAAATTTTCAAGGCGCGTTTATTGCCGTCTTTTATGACAGCATATTTGTCCGGTTTTGTCCACCTTTCTTCATCGTTGCACTCAACTAGGGATTCGCCCCAATCCTCCGCATAGGATGCAGCTTGATGGTTATTTACACGACCAATGATATATTTTTCCTGCTCCTCAAAAGACCACAATTTTTGTGGCAATACAACCATCGGAGATTGTGGATAATCAGGTTGCAGTTTTGCTTGCCGCCTGGACCAATCTCTGATGATTGCTACAATGAATATTGATTCAACAGGTATGTTTTTGTTTTTGGTGACAAGATATGCGTAGCAATTTAACTGCCTCTCCCACTCGACCTTCTGCTGCATGACCGCCCATGCGGTAGTCATCTTGTAGTCCCCCAGGCTCATAGATGAGCCTACAGCCGTTTGGACGGGTATCTGAAGGTCTATCCCGCCGGAAATAGTCCACCCCTCCACAGACGCGAATAAACGCTCCTCAGAGATATGGTGGTCTTCGGCATTGACCTCCATGACGTGGTGCAAGGCGGACCCGATGATCGCCCAAAAGCGGTCACTTGCATCTTCCACAATTTTGTCTTTATGCTTCGCCCGCAATACGCGCACACGCGGACTGCCGATTAGCTCAGTGATGCTAATATCAGCACCGCCTCGACTATACGAGTCATTGGTTGCTGCCTTGAGGATAGGCGCAGGTAATCCTAGACGGTTAGTGATCTCAGCCATATGATGTTCCCTATCTATAGTCAGGCTACCACAGAGACATTTCAAACGCAATGGGGTATTGAATGAAAAATGAAATCTTTTTTGTGATACTTGGTGAACCGGCTTCCAAAGCAAATAGCAGGCGCATAGTAATGCGAGGAAGAACTCCAATGAGTATTAAATCAGAAAAAGCCTTAAACTATTCAGATAGTTTTTTAAAACAATGCAAAACTCTTAATGATCTACTTGATGGTGATTTAGCCATTAAAATAGTTATTCATTACGCATCAAGAAGACCCGATCTTGATGAAAGCCTAATATTAGATTTATTGCAAGGAAAGATATACAATAATGACAGACAGATAAAAGAGAAACATATATATCATAGATTAGACAAAGAAAATCCAAGATCAGAAATAACTATTTGGAAAATATAATATGATTTTATCTTCTGAAGTTATTTGGTAGCTATTATTATCCAGAACAAAGACAAGAATCCAATGATTATGATCCAAGCTAATCCCATATTACCTTAATATAAGACGCGCCACATTCTAATTCCTTCAACGCCATTTTCCTTAACTCTTCTATAAGAAAACAAATATCCTTTTGTCATTTTAAGTTTATACATTCTTGAACTTGGTGGTTGCTTGGCGTTGGGAATAAAAACACTATCTCCGACTTCCATTTTATCTAATGGAAGTTTATATCTAATTTCTGTATTACCTGTTTGGTATGGATTTGTATTTATCTTTGGAATTAGAATATCATTATCAATTTTTAAATCAATCCATTTAAATTTTTTTGTCTTATCCACTTGATGCTCCATGTGGCGGAAGGGGTGAGATTTGAACTCACGATACCTTTCGGTATGGCGGTTTTCAAGACCGCTGCAATAGACCACTCTGCCACCCTTCCAACAATAAAGCCCCCCCCGCTGGGTCCGTTAAAAACAGCGGGGGGGGCCTATTTCCACTTGCCAGGGAAAACAAGTGATGATACCAATGAGTCGTGGCTGAGGAGAACGCTCATCGGTTCACACAAGATACAGTGTGAGGCGCTGAGAGACAATACCTTATTTTGCCACAAGCAAGTTTTTTGTGTGTCGGGATAAAACTGAGCCGCACAAAAAATGTCTAGCCTGCCGCTAGCTGAGGCCATCTGAAGCGGCACCTGTAGACTAGGCCGAGAGGCTTGGCGCCAAGCAGGAGATGGAGGTGAGCAATCACCGCAAGTCTGGCGTCTACTCAGAGGCGTTGCTGCCAAAAGAGTGCCAACATGCGAGAGCCGACGACTCAGGAACTCTCCCTTGGTAATGGTCAACTCCACTTCATTGTGGTAAGGTTGACTATTGCCAAAAGCTCAAGCCTCTGATCTAGGAACTACTCCTTAAATATAGGAATAACTATGGATAATTATTTTGCTATACCTTATACATCTGTAATAGTAGATTATCTTAATGATATTATATACAATACAGATGATAATAGTTGGAGATTATATTATAA